TAAAAAACAGTCGATATTGCTTTAGCTGACCGACAAGTGTCCACCCATTGAGAAACTACTAAACCAACTTCAAGAAAGGTTAACTCATGCACCCACGAGAAAGGGTGCTTGGGATCGCTCATCTTTGCCATGAAAAAGGCCAAGAGATACCCAAGCACGTTTTAAAAGAGGCAGAGAAACTCGGATTAGATGTTTCTGAATATCAAAAAACAACAACAACAACCAAAAACAAGGAGACTGCACATGGCAGAAAAAAGACAACTATTTGTAACACATAAGGGAACTGCTCAGTACCCTTGGTTAAACAAAGCAGACACTCAGTTTGATGCTGAAGGTGTTTACAAGACAAACTTACTTGTTCCTCAGGATCAAGCTAAGGAACTTATAGATCAACTAACTCAGATTGCCTCAGATGAATTTGGCAAAAAGGCTAGTGGAGCTAGGATGCCTTACAAGATTGATGAAGAAACAGGTATGATGGCTATTATTGCTAAGTCTAAGTTTAAACCTAAGTACTTTGATTCAAAGGGTGGTGTAGTCAACAACCCACCTAACATCTTCGGTGGTTCAATAATTAAAATAGGTGGTGTTATTAGCCCTTACACAGTGACAGGGAATAACGGCATTTCATTAAGATTAACTAAAGTTCAAATCATTGAACCTATTAGCCAAACAGGATCAGGATTAGATGGTTTTGAGGCTGAGGACGATGGTTATGTAGCTACTGAGGAGTTTGAAGATGAAAGTACTAGTGAAAACGAAAAGGAAGATGAAACAGGTGCCTCCTCGTACAATTTCTAGAGGTGCTTTACTACGAGGTTACAGATCAGGTTTAGAAGATAAGATTAGTGAACAGATTAGCAAGGCCGACTTAATGGTTTTCTATGAAACTGATAAGATCAAATACACCCACCCTCCTCGTGAAAGCACATACACTCCTGACTTTAAGCTACCTAAGATTGGTGGCTTTTTTTATGTCGAAACTAAGGGTCGTTTTGTTACTGCCGATAGACAGAAACATCTATTGATTAAACAACAACACCCTGAGATCGATATCAGGTTTGTATTCTCAAATCAAAACTCAAAAATCTATAAGGGATCAAAAACTACATATGCAGACTTCTGCAAGGCAAATGGTTTTAAGTTTGCTCACCGTACTATCCCTGAGGAGTGGCTTAAGGAAGGCCATCCTCCTCAAATGGGTATGCATGGTGACTTAATCTAAAGGAGATAATTATGGAGGCACACAAATCAGTAGAGCTGAGGAAAGAACCATGCAACGACTGTGGTTCTTCCGATGCCTTAGGAGTTTATGATGACGGACACACCCACTGTTACTCGTGTAATAAAACCACCCAACCCTCACTCCAAAAAGTTGATCTCAAAACAATTCAGCCCAAAAGTAATACCTTCCAAAAAGAATTACTCAAGGGTGAAGTTAAAAGCCTCAAACACAGAGGATTAAATGAGGAGACTTGTAGGAAGTTTGGCTACCTATGCCATAAGAACTTAGAGCTTGCCGTTTACAGAGATAAGAACGGTAAAGCTATTGCTCAAAAGGTCAGGGATAAGAATAAGAATTTTAGCATTATAGGTGATGCTAGTAAAATGACATTATATGGCTCACATTTATGGTCTACAGGAAAGAAGTTAGTTATTGCTGAAGGTGAAATAGATGCAATGACAATCTCTCAGGTTCAAGATCATAAGTGGGCAACGGTATCTTTACCGACAGGTGCAGCATCTGCAGCCTCAAGCATCAAGAAGAATTGGGATTACATCAACAACTTTGATGAAATAATCCTTATGTTCGACATGGATGATGCAGGTCAAAAAGCAGTTCACATCGCAGCAGAGTTGTTGCCTGTTGGTAAAGTTAAGTTAGCTAATTTACCCTACAAAGATGCCAATGAGTGTCTTATGAAGGGTAAGGCAGGTGAGATCATTACTGCTATCTTTCAGGCTAGATCATTTAGGCCTGATGGTATCATAGGTTCTCATGACTTAAAGTCTGAGATGCTCCGAGAAGACGAGCAGTCACTTGTTAGCTACCCCTACCCTCGACTTAACGACATTACTAAAGGTCTTAGGACTTCTGAACTTGTCACGGTTTGTGCAGGTAGTGGAATTGGTAAGTCAACTTTAGTTCGTGAGATTGCTTATGCTCTTCATCAAAGTGGTGAAAAGATAGGTATGATTATGTTAGAGGAAAGTAACCGTAGAACCATGCTTGGTTTAGTCGGTATTCATATGTCTAAAAACATAACCGTTGATAGGTCACTTGCTAACCAAGAAGAAGTTAAAATGGCCTATGACGATATGGTGAATGATAAGGCTGAGGTGTTTTTATATGATCACTTTGGTTCCTCAGATGTCGAGCTGATATGTCAACGTATACAGTATATGGCTAAGGCCTTGGACATAAGGTGGATCATTCTTGACCACATATCAATTATGATATCAGGAATGGACAACGGTGATGAACGTAAAATGATTGACCGTGCCATGACTAAGCTCAGGACGTTAGTTCAAGAGTTAGACATAGGTCTTATACTTGTATCACATCTCAGACGACCTGAGGGTGACAAAGGCCATGAGGATGGAGCCAAGGTTAGACTTGGTCAGTTACGAGGCTCACATGCCATTGCTCAACTGAGTGACATATGCCTGAGCTTACAGGTTGACCCTGAGGACAGTGACGGTGATAGCCGTTTCATACATGTCCTTAAAAACAGGTTTACAGGTGAAGTAGGCCATGCAGGTGGTGTCTCCTACAACCGAGACACAGGCCGTTTATTACCTCAGTCAGAGATATTCTAAATACCAAAACATAAAGGAGAGAAGTATGCATCAAGTTGTGCAACGAGAGAACTATGAGAATTGTTGTGAGTGTGGCAGTCCTCTTAAGAAGGTTAGACACGCTAGAACTAGTCCTAAGATTTGTTACGACTGTAGAGGCTCAAGGCAATCTAGTGCAGTTCATGTCCGTAACATATTTAGAGAAATCAAAAAGAATGCAGTAGTCGTTAAAGACCCTTTAGAGGATGTCTTTTTAGATGACCCTGCTGCAGCAAAAGAACAGGAACCAAGTTTTAGAAGGAGTACTAATCGATGAACAATCTATCATTAGATTACTATCAGCATCAGGCAAAAAAGTTTGCCATATATAAAGAGAACCTCAGTGACGACAACAACGTGATTTACCCTGTATTAGGATTACTATCTGAAAGTGGTGAGGTCGCTGATAAGGTTAAGAAGATTATGAGAGACACTAAGTTGCCTCTCAGGAACTTACCCCTAGAAACTAAGACAGAGATATCAAAAGAACTTGGTGACTGCCTTTGGTACATATCAATGATTGCCGAGGAACTTGAGTTTGACCTGTCAGAGATAGCTGAGGGTAACTTAGATAAACTCAGCTCTAGAAGAAACAGATCAAAGTTAACAGGATCAGGTGATAATAGATGAGGCTAGTCTTTGATATAGAGACTGACGGCCTTCTAGACACATTAAGTCAAATACACTGCATAGTACTTAAAGACATCGACACTAACGAAGTCTTTAGCTTTCCACCTGCTGACATAGAGCAGGGATTAGACATGTTGTACAAAGCAGACACCATCATTGGTCATAACATTATTAACTTTGACATACCTGCCATCGAAAAGGTTTACCCTACATTCGAGACAAAGGCTGAGGTGTTAGACACACTTGTCTTAAGTAGAGTTATTAAAGCTGACCAAACCAACGTAGATTTCTCCTCCCTAGTTCTCCCTCGGAAACTAAACGGATCACATGGCCTAAAGGCTTGGGGTATTCGTTTAGGACTTCTGAAGGGAGACTTTGGTGAAACTACTGATTGGTCAAGATGGTCTGAAGAAATGCAGAGTTACTGTGAACAGGATGTAGAAGTCACCCACTCACTTTGGAAGCATCTAGCTCCTGAGAAGTGGTCACAAGAGAGCATAACCTTTGAACATCAAATAGCCGAGGTCTGTAACAGGATAGGTGCTGAGGGATGGTCATTTAATGAAAAGAAAGCAGGTGATTTATATTCTAAGTTGGCTCAGAAAAGGTCTGACCTTGAAGTCGAACTCCAAACATTGTTTGAGCCTTGGGAGATTCATACTGAGTTTATTCCAAAGGTTAATAACAAGAAGTTGGGGTATATTAAAGGTGAGCCGTTTACAAAGGTAAAGGTCATCGACTTCAACCCTAATAGCAGAAAACACATACAGTTCTGCTTACAGAAAAAGTACAAGTGGAAACCTAAGAAGTTTACTCCTTCAGGTGATGCACAAATTGACGAAAGTATTTTGGCCAACCTCCCTTTCCCTGAGGCCAAAAAGTTGGCCTATATGTTTCTCCTCCAAAAACGTATAGGTCAACTAGCTGAGGGATCGCAGTCATGGCTTAAGCTATGTCAGGATGGTGTCATTCGTCATAACATAATTTCAGCAGGTACTGTGACTTTGAGAGCAGCTCATAGATACCCTAACTTAGCTCAGGTTCCTAGTGTTGGTGCTGAGTTTGGTAAAGAGTGTCGTGAGTTATTTACAGTACCTGCTGATTACTCACTTGTAGGGTCAGACTTGTCAGGACTTGAGCTAAGATGTTTAGCTCACTTCCTAGCTTATACTGACGGTGGTGACTATGCTCAGGAAATACTGAACGGTGACATCCACACTACAAATCAAAAAGCTGCAGGTCTTGATACTAGAGATCAAGCCAAGAAGTTTATCTACACTTTACTTTACGGTGGTGGTGATAAGCGAGTTGGTGAGGTTCTAGGAAAAGGAGCTAAAGAAGGTAAAGCAACGAAAGAGAAGTTCTTTAAAGCTATGCCTTCATTTAATCAGCTTAAAACACAAGTACAAGCTGCAGCAGAACGTGGTTACTTAATAGGACTGACAGGTGAACAAGTTAAAATCCGTTCAGCACATGCTGCCTTAAACACGTTACTTCAAAACACAGGCTCTACCATTAGTAAAAAGTGGGTCATCCTCATTGATCAAGAACTTAAGAAACAAGGCCTCGATGCCAAGATCATAGCTTGGGTTCACGATGAAGTTCAAATCAAATGCAAGAAAGGAATAGTAGACGATGTCGGTGATATCACTAGAAGAATGGCGAAAGAAGTCGGTGACTACTTCAAGTTCAAAATCCCAATCGCCTCCGAATACACAGTTGGAAACAATTGGTCGGAAACTCACTAAAGCTGAGATCGAACTCGAAAAGAAAACAACAGAGGCTCTAAGTGGCCTCTGTTTTATTATATGGAATGCATGGACAAGGCCTTTCTTAACAAGAGGCACCATAGCAAGAAAGTACCCTGAGCTTGTCGGTATATGTGCAAGTGAAGGTTTAATCACATTGAAATTTGATGACGTTAGTTGGGGCAAGCATTGGTTAGCCACTGAAGACGGTATCGATTATTATAAGGAGATAAAAAACTATGATGGCATTAGTTGATGGAGATTTATATCTCTATAGAACACTTGCAGCCACTGAAGAAGAAACAGATTGGGGTGACGATGTATGGTCATTAACAAGTGACCTTAAGGTAGCTAAAACCAACTTCGACAAATTGATTAAACGCTATGTCGAGGAATGTGGTGTTGATTGGTTTTGTCTGTGTTTCAGTGACAAACAAAACTTCAGAAAGTCAATACATCCTGAGTACAAGTCTGCTCGTAAAAAGATAAGAAAGCCTGTTGGTTACTCCTACATGATTGATTGGTGCAGGGATAACTACAGGACGGTGACAATGCCTAAGTTAGAGGCTGACGATGTCATGGGTATTAAGTCTAACTCTACTACTATTATTATTAGTGACGACAAGGACATGAAGACAATACCAACTAAGATATACCGTCCTATGTCTAATGAGTTTTTAGATATCAGCAAACAAGAGGCCGACAAGAACTTTTTAACTCAGGCTTTAACAGGTGATTCAACTGACGGATATAAAGGCCTGTCAGGAGTTGGCATAAAAAAGGCTGAGGTAATACTCGGTTCTAGACCAAGTTGGGGAGCAGTTGAGGCAGCTTATATTAAAGCAGGTTACACAAAAGAAGATGCCTTAACTCAGGCTAGACTTGCAAGGATATTAAGAACTCAGGATTGGGATTACGATAAACAAGAGGTGAAGTTATGGACACCTTAAAGATCAATATCTCATTCAAACTGTTTAAATTCTTCAACACAATATCCACCCATTATTACAACCAATACTGCCGTCTAGTTCATCGCAAACAACAACGTGATGGAATGAGACGGCTATGAGACATATGGAGTTCATGAAAGCTATGGCTAAACAGGAAAAGATAATAACCAAACCTCCTCATTACGAAGTTTTTAAGATAGAGCCTGTGTCCTTTATTATGAAAAACAGTCTGTCCTTTTGGAAGGGCAACATCATTAAATACGTCATGAGAGCAGGTCTAAAGACCTACGACAATCAAGACGAAGTTCAATCAGAAATAACCGATCTACAGAAAGCAGTCAGATATTGCGAAATGAGGATCAATCAGCTCGAAGGGAAAGAACCAAATGCAATCAGATAATTACTTACCGTCACTGTATCAGCAGTTCATACATTTATCACGTTACTCACGGTGGTTACCTGAGGAACAACGAAGAGAGAATTGGGGTGAGACAGTAGACAGGTACTTCAACTTCTTTAAAGAACACCTCATGGAGAGCTATGACTATCCCTGTCCTCCTGTAGTTATGGATGAACTCCATGAGGCCGTTATGAACCTGAGTGTTATGCCCTCCATGAGATGTCTTATGACGGCAGGTGAGGCACTAAAAAAAGAAAACATAGCAGGTTACAACTGCTCCTATATTGCCATAAATAGGCTACAGGCATTCGATGAAATACTGTATGTCCTTATGAATGGAACAGGTGTCGGATTTAGTGTCGAAAGACAGAATGTAAACAAGCTACCAATGATTGCTGAGGCCTTCTACAACAGTGATACAGTCATAACAGTTAAGGATAGTAAGCTCGGTTGGGCAAAGGCCTACAAGGAGCTTATAGGACTGTTATACATAGGTCAGATACCTCAGTGGAACACTAGTCTTGTAAGACCTGCAGGTTCACCATTGAAGACATTTGGTGGTAGGGCATCAGGAGCTGCACCACTTGAAAACCTGTTTAACTTTACTGTACATGTAATTAAGAATGCTGCAGGTCGTAAGTTAAACTCAGTGGAGTGCCATGACATTGTATGTAAGATAGCCGAAGTAGTGGTTGTTGGTGGTGTTAGAAGGTCAGCTTTAATCAGCCTATCTAACCTATCTGACGACAGGATGAGACATGCTAAGTCAGGTGAATGGTGGAATGCTAACAAGCAACGAGCCTTAGCTAATAACTCAGCAGTCTACACTGAGAAACCTGACATAGGTATCTTCATGGATGAATGGAAGTCCTTATATGAATCTAAGTCAGGTGAACGTGGTATCTTCAATAGACAATCAGCTAATAACATGGCTGAGGCCTCAGGTCGCAGAGTGATCGACAACTACGAGTTTGGAACTAACCCCTGCTCCGAGATCATCTTAAGAGACCGTGAGTTCTGTAACTTATCTGAGGTTGTCATACGTCCTAGTGATACTAAAAAGACATTACTTAAGAAGGTACGACTTGCTACTATCATAGGTACAATGCAGTCAACCCTGTTAAACTTTAGGTATGTCTCAAGTGAATGGAAAAAGAACTGTGCTGAGGAAAGACTGCTCGGTGTATCTCTAACAGGTATCATGGATAACGACTTGACTAACGGTAATAAGTCAGGACTTGACCTATTACTACAGGAGCTAAAGGAAGAGGCTATAAAGACTAACCTTGAGTTCAGTAAGGATATCGGTATACAACAGTCAGTTGCCATTACCTGTGTTAAACCATCAGGTACTGTTAGTCAGTTGGTTGATGCTGCCTCAGGTATCCATGCAAGACACAACCCTCATTACATAAGAACAGTCAGGGGTGATAAGAAAGACCCACTGACTAAGCTGATGGTTGACCAAGGCATACCTGCTGAGGACGATGTGATGAACCCTGACAATACTACAGTCTTTAGCTTTCCTATGGAGGCACCAAGTAACTCAGTGTTCAGGACTGATAAGACTGCCATTGAACAACTAGAGTTATGGCTCATGTATCAAAAGAATTGGTGTGAGCATAAGCCTTCAGTAACTGTGTCAGTTAAGGAACATGAGTGGTTAGATGTAGGTGCTTGGGTATACGACAACTTCGATTACATGTCAGGTGTGTCGTTCCTACCTTTCAGTGACCATACATACCAACAGGCTCCCTATCAGGACTGTGATCAGTCTGAGTATGACTTAATGTCTCAGGCTATGCCATTGTCTATCGATTGGTCTAAGCTGAGTGAGTATGAACAACAGGACAACACCATAGGATCACAGGAGTTAGCCTGTGTCGGTGGAGCCTGTGAGATCGTATGACTATGTTATCACCATGTAAAAACGTATGCAGGTTGGACACTAAGAACGATAGGTGTTCAGCCTGTTATAGGACTACATTTGAGATCAGTAGATGGTCACAGATGGAGACACAGGAACGACAGGCCTTAGTCTATCAGGTGATACCTCGAAGGAGATTACAGGCTGAAATGGAACTCTTAGGTGATGCTAATGCATCTAATGACGATAACGTGAGGGTTCTATCGGATACATAAGTAAAGGCGTGAACTGTCAGAATGCCAACTACAAGTTGTTACATCAAGGCAACACAGGCTATCTCTAACAGTTCACGCTTACTAATGTATACTATTGTA